ATGTCTCTCGAACGGACCAACTTGGAACGGGTGGGTTCGTACGTGACGCAAGACAACATGATGAACGAGGCGGGGGCGCCGGTCGATCTTCTGGATCAGACCGAAGCGCTCTATCGTGACGTGGCCGAGGAACTGGCGCAGGCGCTGCAGGGGGTGCGGTGCGGCGAGATATCCGAGGCGAAAGCGGCGGTGCAGGCGGTCAAGGACCTCCGCACCGCTTTTCATTTGGTGATGGAGGAACGAACGCGTGTCGAGAAACTCCGCAGACAGTTGGCAGGCGTCGCCGCCGGGCGGGATGGCGCGCTCGACTTCGATGCCGCCAGAGTTGAAATCGGGCGCCGCCTGGCTCGCCTCCGCGACGCCTGAGAGTGTCGAGGCGTTTCTCGACGGGCTTGATGACAATGCATTGCTCGCGCTGCCCTGGATCTTCGAGTTCTGGGCGCTCGATCATCAGCTTCCGCCCGAAGGGGATTGGAAAAGCTGGGTGATCATGGGTGGGCGCGGCGCGGGCAAGACGCGGGCCGGGGCCGAGTGGGTGCGTGCGCAGGTGGAAGGCGCACGCCCGCTCGACCCCGGAAGGGCGCGACGTGTTGCGCTGGTCGGCGAGACCTTCGATCAGGTGCGCGACGTGATGGTGATGGGGGAGAGCGGGATACTCGCCTGCTCTCCGCCCGACCGCAGACCAGTCTGGGAAGCGACCCGGCGCCGGCTCGTCTGGCCGAACGGGGCCACGGCGCAGGCGTTTTCCGCGCATGAGCCCGAGGCGCTGCGGGGGCCGCAATTCGACGCGGCCTGGGTCGACGAACTGGCGAAATGGAAGAAGGCGGAGGAGGTCTGGGACATGCTGCAATTCGCGCTGCGTCTGGGCGATCATCCGCAGCAGGTGATCACGACGACGCCGCGCAATGTGGGCGTGCTGAAACAGATTTTGGAGACGCAATCGACCGTGGTCAGCCATGCGCCGACCGAGGCGAACCGGGCGCATCTGGCGGAGAGTTTCCTCGCCGAGGTCCGGGCGCGCTATGCCGGGACGCGGTTGGGGCGGCAGGAGCTGGACGGGGTGCTCCTGGAGGATGTCGAGGGCGCGCTCTGGACGACGGCGATGCTGGAGCGGGCGCGGATCAATCATCCCGGTGATCTGGACCGGGTCGTGGTGGCGCTCGATCCGTCGGTCAGCGGCAAGGCGGCCTCTGACGAATGCGGGATCGTGGTCGTGGGGGCGCGCACCCAAGGCCCGGTGCAGGACTGGCGCGCGGTGGTGCTGGAGGATGCCAGCATTCGCGGCAAGCCGATGGACTGGGCCCGCGCCGGGATCGCAGCGATGGAGCGCTGGGGCGCGGAGAAGCTGGTGGCCGAGGTCAATCAAGGCGGCGATCTGATCGAGAGCGTGCTGCGCCAGATCGACCCGCTGATCCCGTTCAAGGCGTTGCGCGCCAGCCGGGGCAAATCGGCGCGCGCGGAACCTGTGGCGGCACTCTATGAACAGGGCCGGGTGGCGCATCTGAGATCGTCGGATCTCGATGCGCTCGAAGACCAGATGTGTCGGATGGGACTGCAGGGCTATCAGGGCAAGGGCTCGCCCGACCGCGTGGATGCGCTGGTCTGGGCGATCACCGAACTGATCCTCGAGCCGGCCGCGCATTGGCGCAGGCCGCAGCTGCGGGGGCTCTGAGCCTCTTTCGGCTTGGGCGAAATATCCTGCGGGGGTCCGGGGGTGCAAAACCCCCGGCGCGCAACAATCGAATTCGAGAGCAAGGGCTGGGGCATTCCCCGGCCCTTTTTCTTTGCCAGCCGGTCCGCGACGGGGCCGCGAGAAGGAGACGGGAATGGGTTGGAACATCTTTCGCAAATCCGAAAGCGCGGGGCGGTCGGAGGTGAAGGCCTCGGCGACGGGACGGATCGTGGCGATGGCGAGCGGGTCGGGGCGTGTGGTGTGGTCGCCTCGCGATGTGGGTTCGCTGACGCGGTCGGGGTTTACGGGCAACCCGGTCGGATTTCGTTGCGTGAAGCTGATCGCGGAGGCCGCGGCTGCCTTGCCGCTTGTTTGCCAGGATGCGGAGCGGCGTTACGACGTCCATCCCGTGCTCGAGCTGATCGCGCGGCCCAACGCGGCGCAGGGCAAGAGTGCGTTCTTCGAGGCGCTTTACGGGCAGATGCTGCTGTCGGGCAACGGCTACCTGGAGGCGGTGGCGGTGGAGCCGGGGCTGCCGCGCGAGCTGCACGTGCTGCGCGCGGATCGGATGAGCATCGTGCCGGGCTCGGATGGCTGGCCGGTCGCCTATGACTACACGGTGGCCGGGCGCAAGCATCGGTTCGATATGATCGGAAGCCCCGATCCGATCTGCCATCTGCGGGCGTTTCATCCGCAGGACGATCATTACGGACTGTCGCCGATGCAGGCGGCGGCGGTGGCCGTGGACGTCCATAACAGTGCGTCGAGCTGGTCGAAGGCGCTGTTGGACAATGCTGCGCGGCCTTCCGGGGCGATCGTCTACAAGGGCGCCGATGGGCAGGGGACGTTGTCGCCTGACCAGTATGACCGGCTCGTCTTCGAGATGGAGACGCATCATCAGGGCGCGCGCAACGCGGGGCGGCCGATGTTGCTGGAGGGCGGTCTCGACTGGAAACCGATGGGGTTCTCACCGTCCGATATGGAATTTCACGAGACCAAGCTGGCCGCGGCACGTGAGATCGCGGTGGCCTTCGGGGTTCCGCCGATGCTGCTGGGAATCCCCGGCGATGCGACCTACGCCAATTACGCCGAGGCGCACCGGGCCTTCTATCGGCTCACGGTGCTGCCGCTCGCGACCAAGGTGGCCGCGGATGTTGCGTGGTGGCTGTCGACATGGACGGGCGAGCGGGTGAGCCTGAGGCCCGATCTCGACCAGATCCCGGCCTTGGCGAGCGAACGCGATCAGCAATGGAAGCGGATCGGCGAGGTCTCCTTCCTGACCGCGTCCGAGAAGCGCGCGCTGCTGGGCCTGCCGCCTGTGCCCGTGGACGCGGTGGAGGGCTGAGATGGCCGATGGTGGATCGCGATACCTCAAGGCGCCCTTTGCCGTCCACGAGGAACGGATGCAGGCGACCGAGAAGATCATGGAGCTGCAATTTTCGCAGGTCGAACAGCGGCTCGGTCGGATCGAAGCGATGATCGAACGGCTGGAGCGGCGGCTCTGGATGGCGGTCTATGGCGTGGTGGCAGTGATCCTGACGCAGGCGGTGCTCAGCCTCGTCGAGGTCGGTTTGAAATAGGGAAATAGACATGAATACACATGATTACGGGTTGGAATTGAAGTTCTGCGCGAACGAGGCGCACCCCGTTCAACTGACCGATGGGACGGTGATCGAGGGCTATGCGAGCCTGTTCGGTCTGCCCGATCAAGGTGGCGACGTCGTCTGCAAAGGCGCTTACGCGAAAGGGTTGGAGCGGCTGTTGGCACGGGGCGGTACGGTGAAGATGCTCTGGCAGCACGACCCGGCGCAGCCGATCGGGATCTGGGACGATATCCGGGAAGACGCGCGCGGGCTCTACGTCAAGGGCAGGCTGTTGCCCGGCGTGGCGCGGGCGCGGGAGGCGGCGGCGCTGATTGCGGCGGGGGCGATCGACGGGCTGTCGATCGGCTATCGCACGGTCGCCGCCGAGAAGGACGCAAAAGGCCGGCGGCTGCTTGCGGAACTGGAGCTTTGGGAAGTGTCGCTGGTGACCTTCCCGATGCTTCGCGAGGCGCGGGTGGCGGCGAAGGGCGAAAGCCTCGCGCGTGATCTGCGCGATCTGGCCGCGGCGCTTCGCGGTGCCACGGCGGAACTGGCCGGTCGCTGAGGCGGGCGGGCGAGAGATCCCATTGGAGATGGAGTGACGATGAAGACCGAGAGCAAGTCTCGGGCCGGGACGGGTATGTCCGAAGGCCCCGATCCGGCCACGGAGGTGCAATCCGCGCTGGCCGGTTTCGTAAAGGAAGTCAGAGCCTTCCGCGATGAAGTTGAAGTGAAGATGCAACAACAAGACGAGCGTTTGACCATGCTGCAGAGCAAATCCATGACTGCCGGGCGTCCCGCCCTTTCCGCCGCCGCGAACGAGGAGGCGCCGCATCAGAAGGCCTTTGCGGCCTACCTGCGTTCGGGGGATGACGACGCATTGCGGGGGCTGAGCCTCGAGGGGAAGGCGCTCAACAGCTCGGTCGCGGCTGAAGGTGGCTATCTGGTTGACCCGCAGACCTCCGACACGATCCGCTCGGTGCTGACCTCGACGGCCTCGATCCGCCAGATCGCGAATGTGGTCAATGTCGAGGCGACCTCTTTCGACGTGCTGGTCGATCGCAGCGAGTTGGGCTCGGGTTGGGCCACCGAGAGTGCGGCGCTGAGCGAGACTGCGACGCCGCAGATCGATCGGATCTCGATCCCGCTGCACGAGCTGGCCGCGATGCCGAAAGCGTCGCAACGGCTGCTCGATGACAGCGCCTTCGATGTCGAGACCTGGCTGGCGCAGCGCATCGCTGAGAAATTCGCCCGCGCCGAGGCGGCGGCGTTCATTTCGGGCGATGGGGTGGACAAGCCGACGGGCTTTCTGACCCATCCGCAGGTCGGCAACGGGTCGTGGACCTGGGGCTCGCTCGGCTATGTCGCGACGGGCGCGGATGGGGATTTCTCGGGCGCGAACCCGGCCGATGCGGTGGTCGATCTGGTCTATGCGCTGGAGGCGGAATACCGCGCCAATGCGAGCTTCGTGATGAATTCGAAGACCGCAGGCGCCGTGCGCAAGATGAAGGATGCCGATGGGCGGTTCCTGTGGACCGATGGTCTGGCCGCGGGCGAGCCTGCACGCTTGATGGGCTATCCGGTGCTGATCGCGGAGGACATGCCGGATATCGCGTCGGACAGTTTCGCGATCGCTTTCGGCGATTTCGAGGCGGGCTACACGGTGGCGGAACGCCCGGATCTGCGGGTGCTGCGCGATCCCTTCTCCGCCAAGCCGCATGTCCTGTTCTACGCCTCCAAGCGCGTCGGCGGCGATGTCAGCGATTTCGCCGCGATCAAGCTGCTGAAATTCGCGCTCGCCTGAGATGCGTGAGCGGGATCGGGGGGCTCCGCCTTCCGGTTCCCGGGGCCGGGATGCCGGTCTCGGGACGGGCGCGGGGCTGACGGCCGTCGCCTAGCTGCTCCCTCCGTTCGAGCGGCGGCGGGGCTCGCGCCCGACATGATTGGCGGCATCCCCGGCCGGGGGTGCAACCACGCGAATTGCGGAGGAATGTCATGATGTTGACTGAAGAGACGGTGGCGGCGGCGAGCGCGCTGCCCGTCGCGGAATTTCGAGCGCATCTGCGGCTCGGCACCGGGTTTTCGGATGTGGTGGAAGAGGATGCGGCGCTGGAGCGCTACCTGCGCGCGGCGATGGCGGCGATCGAAGGACGCACCGCTAAGGTGCTGCTGGCGCGGGATTTCGCGCTGAGCCTTGAGGCGTGGCGCGATGCAGTGGCGCAGCCATTGCCGGTGGCTCCGGTGAGTGCGGTGACTGAGGTCCGCTTGGTCGATGCGGCTGAGGTGATCACGGTGGTCGCGCCGGAGGGGTATCGGTTGGTCGCGGATCTGCAGCGCCCGCGACTGGCGGCCTGTGGCGGCGAACTGCCGTCGATCCCGGCGGGCGGTGTGGCAGAAGTTCGGTTCACGGCTGGGTTTGGGGCGAGTTGGGCCGATCTCCCGACCGATCTGGCGCAGGCGGTCTTTCTGCTGGCGTCGCAATATTATGAGCGCCGGGACGAGGGCGCGGGCGGGCGAGAGATGCCCTATGGCGTTGGCGCGCTGATCGAGCGCTGGCGCACGGTGCGCCTGTTGGGAGGTCGGCGATGAAGGCGCCGTTTCTGAACCGAGCGCTGGTGCTGGAGACGCCAGAGCGGGTGCCGGACGGGGCGGGTGGCTTTATCGAAGCCTGGACCGAGCTGGGCATCCTCTGGACGCAGATGAAACCGGGGACGGGGGTGGAGCGCGCGGGTGAATTCGTGACGCTCGCCTCGGTGCCGTGGAAGATCACGGTGCGGGCCGCGCCCGAGGGCTCGCCGCGCAGACCGAAGCCGGAGCAGCGGTTTCGCGAGGGCACGCGGGTGTTCCGGATCCTCGCGGTGGCGGAGGCGGATGCCGGGGCGCATTACCTGACCTGTTTCGCGCGTGAGGAGGTGGTGGCATGAGCTACGCGATCGGAGCCGCCTTGCAGGAGGCGGTCTATGCGCGCTTGCAGAGCGATGCGGCCGTGACGGCGCTCGTCGGGGCGGCGGTTTATGACGCCGCGCCTGCGGGGACGACAAGCGGGACCTATGTGAGCCTCGGGCCGGAGAACGCGCGCGATGCCTCGGACATGACGGGCGACGGGGCGGTGCATGATTTCACCGTCTCGGTTGTCAGCGACGAGGCCGGGTTTCATGCAGCCAAGGAGATTGGCGCGGCGATCTCGGATGCGCTTCTTGAGGTGCCGTTGAGCCTGACTCGAGGGCGCGTGGTGGGGCTGTGGTTCCTCAAGGCGCGCGCCCGGCGGGTCGACAAGGGGGCGTCGCGGCGGCTCGATCTGACCTTCCGCGCGCGGGTCGAGGGCTGAGTACACTTTCACATTTGCAACTTTTCGGCCGGTCGATTGTCGCTCTGTCGGAAACAAAATATCGAAAAGCGGAGAAAATCCATGGTTGCGCAGAACGGTAAGGACCTTCTGATCAAACTGGACCTGAACGGGGACCAGACATTCGAGACCATCGCGGGGCTGCGCGCCACGCGTATCACCTTCAACGCGGAAACGGTCGATGTGACCTCGCTGGAAAGCGAGGGGCGCTGGCGCGAGTTGCTGGGGGGCGCGGGGGTGCGCTCGGCCGCGATCTCGGGCTCTGGCGTGTTCAAGGATGCGGGCACCGACGAGCGCGCGCGGCAGATCTTCTTCGATGGCGAGGTGCCGCAGTTCCAGGTGATCATCCCGGATTTCGGCATCGTGCAGGGGCCGTTCATGATCACCTCGATCGACTATGCGGGGAGCCATGACGGCGAAGCGACTTACGAGGTCGCAATGGCGTCTGCCGGTGCTCTGAGCTTCACGGCGATCTGATGGCGAACCCGTGGGCAGGAGAGGTCGAGTTGGCGCTGAACGGCCAGCGGTATGTGGCGAAACTGACGCTGGGCGCCCTGGCGGAACTGGAGGCCGAGATCGGCGAGACGGGCGGGATGATCGCGTTGGTCGAGCGGTTCGAGGCGGGACGGTTTTCGAGCCGCGACGTGCTGGCGGTGATCGTGGCAGGGCTGCGCGGCGGCGGCTGGCAGGGCTGTGCGGGCGATCTGCGCTCAGTCGAGATCGGTGGCGGCCCTCTGGGGGCTGCGCGCAAGGCGGCGGAGCTGCTGGCGCGGGCCTTCTCGGTCCCCGGCGAGGGGGGAGCGTGAGCGGGCTCGACTGGCCGGGGCTGATGCGGGCGGGCGTGCAGGAATTGCGGCTGCGACCGGCGGAGTTCTGGGCGCTGAGCCCGGCAGAGCTGGCGCTGATGCTGGGCGCGGGCGGCGCGGTGGCACGCCCGATGGGGCGCGCGCGGCTCGATGAATTGCTGGCGCGGTTTCCCGATGCGCCGACGAGGATGGAGGGATTGAAATGATCGATACGGATGATCTGGACGGGTTGGGCGCGCAGGCCGCCGATCTGGAGCGCTCGCTTGGCGGCGCGAGTGCGATGGCGGAGGTGTTCAATCAGGAACTGTCCGCGATGCGTGAGAGCCTGACTTTCACCGGGCGCGAGGTGAGCACGTTGAGCCATGCGTTCGGGCGGGGGCTGCGAAGCGCTTTCGACGGGGTCGTGTTCGACGGGATGCGTCTGTCGGATGCGCTGAGGCAAGTTGCGCGCAGCATGGCCGACAGCGTCTACAACGTCGCGATGAAGCCGGTGCAGCAGGCTGTCGGCGGGGCGGTGGCGAACGGGGTGAACGGGTTGGTGAGCGGGCTGTTTCCTTTTGCCGATGGCGGGGCGTTCAGCCAGGGGCGCGTGCGGGCGTTCGCCAAGGGCGGTGTTGTGTCGAGCCCGACCCGTTTCGCGATGCGCGGTGCGACCGGGCTGATGGGGGAGGCCGGGCCTGAGGCGATCATGCCGCTGACCCGCGGGGCCGATGGGCGGCTGGGTGTGGCTGCGCAGGGCGGGGGCCGCGCGGTCAATGTGGTGATGAATGTCACGACGCCGGATGTGGCCGGGTTCCAACGCTCGTCGAGCCAGATCGCGGCGCAGGTCAGCCGGGCGCTGGCGCGTGGCGAGCGCAATCGCTGAGGGGGCGAATATGGCATTTCACGAGGTGAGATTTCCCGCGAATCTGAGCTTTGGCTCGGTGGGCGGGCCCGAGCGGCGCACGGAGATCGTGACGCTGACCAACGGGTTCGAGGAGCGCAACAGCCCCTGGGCTCATTCGCGCAGGCGCTATGATGCGGGGGTGGGGCTTCGGTCGCTGGATGACGTGGAGCGACTGCTGGCCTTCTTCGAGGCGCGCGGGGGGCAGCTGCACGGGTTTCGCTGGAAGGATTGGGCAGATTTCAAAAGCTGTTCGCCCTCGCAGGCGGTCGGTTACGAGGACCAGCTGATCGGGCATGGCGACGGGGTGAGCCGGGTGTTCACGCTCTCGAAGCTCTATGCCTCGGGCGGGTCGGAGTATCGCCGCCCGATCACCAAGCCGGTCGCGGGCACGGTGAAGCTGGGTGTTCAGGGCGGCTATCAGGCGGAAGCGGTGGATTGGGCCGTCGATCTGGAGACCGGCGAAGTGACGTTCGTCGATCCGCCCGCCGACGGCGCGCCGATCACCGCCGGGTTCGAGTTCGACGTTCCGGTGCGGTTCGACACAGAGGCGGTGCAGGTTTCGGTCCAGAGCTTTCAGGCGGGTGACATGCCGCAGGTGCCGGTCGTGGAGGTGCGGATATGAGCGGCTATCCGGAGGCGCTGCGGGCGCATCTCGAGAGCGGGACAACGACGATCGCGCGGGCCTGGGCGGTGACGCGGCGCGATGGCGTGGTGCTTGGCTTCACCGATCACGACGGAGGGCTGGTTTTCGACGGGATCGCGTTCGAGCCGGAGAGCGGGATGACGGCGAAGGCGGTCGCACAGGGTACTGGCTTGGCCGTGGATAACTCGGAGGTGTATGGCGCGCTGAGTTCGGAGGCGATCTCTGAAGCGGATATTCTGGCCGGGCGATATGATGGGGCCGAGGTGCGCGCATGGATCGTGAACTGGGCGGATGTGAGCCAGCGTGCGCTGTTGTTTCGCGGGCATCTCGGCGAGATCGCGCGCGGGGCCGGGGCGTTCACGGCGGAACTGCGGGGTTTGAGCGAGGCGTTGGGCGCCGAGAAGGGCCGGATCTATCATCCGCGCTGTTCGGCGGTGCTGGGCGATGGCGCGTGTCGTTTCGATACCGGGCAGCTGGGCTACTTTCACGAGGGGCCGGTGGATTTTGTCGAGGGCTCGGTCGTGTTCGGCTTCGACAGCTTGGGTGGCTTTGCCGAGCGATGGTTCGAGAAGGGTCGGTTTCGGGTGATCTCGGGGGCCGCGGCAGGGCTGGTCGGCGTAATCAAGGTGGACCGGGTACGCGATGCGGGGCGCGAGATCGAACTGTGGGCGCGGATCGGCGCGGATGTGGCGTTGGGCGATGTGGTGCGACTTGAGGCCGGCTGCGACAAGCGGGCCGAGACCTGTAAGGGCAAGTTCGCCAACTTTCTGAATTTCCGTGGCTTTCCGCATATTCCCGGCGAGGATTGGTTGACCTCCTACCCGGTGCAGGGTGGCGGAAATACGGGTGGGAGCCTGTTCAAGTGACCGCAGAGGAGCGGGCGGCGCGGGCGGTGGCGATCGCGCGGGTTTGGGTCGGCACGCCATACCTGCATCAAGGCTCGCATCGCGGTGTCGGTTGCGACTGCCTGGGCTTGCTGCGGGCGGTCTGGCGGGAGCTTTACGGCTGCGAGCCGGATGGCGTCCCGGCCTATACGCCGGACTGGGGGGAGGCGGGGTGCGATGAGGCGTTCTTCCGCGGTCTGAGCGCGCAGATGGCGGCGTGGAACGGCGTGGAGCGGTCGGGCGATGTGCTGCTGTTCCGGATGCGCGCGGGAGCGGTCGCGAAACATCTCGGGATCGCGGGCGCGGTCGGCGCGGAGCCAACTTTCATTCACGCCTATGCCGGGCACGGGGTCTGCGAGAGTGCGCTCAGCCTGCCGTGGCAGCGCCGCATCGTGGCGCGTTTTCAATTTCGATGA